CGGAGACTACATATTTCGGATTTTCTTCCAGATATGTACCGGGATAGTCGTTGTCGACCATCCGGGGCATCCTACAGTGTGAAACCGAGTTCACGCTCGGTGGCTGTAGATCCACCGTGTCGTCACTGCCTTCGGGCCAGTAACGATACGAAGATAACTGTCCGCAATGGATTTGTGATCATTTTGGTTAGGTTTGGGCTTCAGCCCACACCGACACCTGATGTCGCATCCTTGGATAAGTATCTTCTCTCCCTCCTTGCAGGAGGTAAGGGACATACCCCTGCAAAGTTCCCTCGAATTCAGGTAAGACCTGATAGGGAAGGCCTTGTCTCCTTACAGAGACTCGGAAGGCGTGAACGCTGGGAGTTCGCTCACTCAGTTGCTTCGCTTAAGCGTAACCTGCCCTCAGGTTGCCGCCTTCATGCCCCGTCCAAGCGTTCTCTTTGGTCTGAGAACGCTTTCTCTTCTCACTCCTCTTCACCCGAGTATCTTGCTTTCGTGAAACGCGAGATTACTCGTCTCTTCCCGACATGGTGGGACCGTCGTTACGGCCACTATGTAGGTAAATTCCTTCCAAATGCCAGCTCTAGGTTCTGTAAGACTAGGGCGGACTTCATATGGAAAGGAAGGCAGGAAGAGTTCCGCAGGCTCTGTACCGAGGAAACAGAGCTACCAGCGTTCAACGCTAGGTATAAGGAGGTACTTTCCGCGGGGAAAGTCCGGCCGTTGATTATCTACGACGGCACAATCGACCTTTTAGGTCCGCTACACCAGTGTCTTGACGCTTTTATGGCGAAGCACTGCGGGTGGCGCCTATTTGGCCCTCCTACTGCTGAGGTGATATCATCTGTTTGTCAGTACGAGAATCAGATCTCCATAGATCTTGTTTCCGCTACTGACAATCTCTGCCTCGACGTGGCGGAGACCGTGTTGGACTGCCTTTTCTTTAAGGCCATCGAAGTCCCTCGAGCTATTCGTAAGCTCGCACTGGATTCTCTCCATCCCCTCGTGGATGGACGGCCAGTGACACACGGTCAGATGATGGGGAGTTACCTCTCCTTTCCTCTCCTCTGTCTTCAATCTTGGCTTGCCGCACGCTGGGCCACAAGAGATTGCGAGGCGAATATTCTCGTCAACGGTGACGACACGCTGATTTCAGCGTCGTCTGAAGTTCGAGCGGTTGACTATCCTCCGGGATTTCAGCTTAACGAGCGGAAGACAATATTCTCTAAGAATGTTGCGGAGCTAAACTCCACATCATTTCTTAGAAGAGGTGAGAAGTGGCATGAAGTCTGCCACTTAAG